TTTCTTCCGGGCTTTTCGGTTACGCCCGTTCCTAATGAGGGAAAAAATGAAGCAAACGTACAACATAAGGATTGATACGGGAGATCTGGAAAGGCTTGGAAAGCTTTCCAATCAAATGACAAGGGAGAGAGGGAAGTATGTCTCTAAGGCGGAAATCATTAGAACAGAAATATCTAGAAGAATTAAAGAAGAAGAAAGTCGAGGTCGAAGACTCTAAAGTCACAAGCCATATTTTAAATAAGGTTTGTGAGAGATGCAGTGATGCAATTTGGCCTTCTCTCTCATTTGACGCTGGAAAGACTTGGTACTGCTATGGACATAGACCAGACGCAACCGAAGAAGACATNGCAAAGCAAGACGAAAAGATTACCAGACACCGTGAGCGACTACAGATGGGGCGGAATGAGGCTGTATTGGATACTGTGCGCTCCAAACCCGCCCGAAGAGCCACGGCTTACGGACCTGTTGAGGATGACACACTGGATCGATGGACATGGGCGATTTGATGACGGAATTTGACATAGATAGGGAGTGGGCAATGTTTCATACCAACGGAAAAAATAATGCTTGGACGATGGCGCTGGAAGAAGGAAAGAAAGAAAGATTGGAAGATATGGTCAACTCCCCTAATCATTACGCCTCATCTCACATCGAGTGCATCGACGCAATGGAAGCCATGATGGATCAGGGTCGCCCACCAATGGTAAAGATGACTGGTCATATGTATTATTGCTGGTCTACCATTTTTAAATACATCTGGAGGTGGCCTTTTAAGAAGAACCCAGTCGAAGACCTTAAAAAGGCAGAATATTACCTGAAAAGACTAATTGAACGCCTAGAAAATGCAGATTGAAGCAATTATGCCACTTTTATACACAGAGACCCGCCAAACACTGTATACATGTAGTATAGAACAAGTGTTTTAGGACTACCGTGACGAGTATTGATCAAGTTTTAAAAAACTTAGACCGTCTCCCTGACGAACATAAGGCNGCAATATCCAAGGCTTTACTGACGTACAACAAAGCCAAGTCGATTGAAAAAGCCCGAACAAATTTTCTTGCGTTTGTAAAGCACAACTGGCCCATTTTTATGGAGGGGCCGCACCATAGAATTATGGCTGAAAAGTTTGAGGAAGTTGCAAAAGGTAAGTTAAAAAGACTTATTATTAATATTGCCCCTCGGCACGGAAAGTCGGAATTAACGAGCTGGTTATTGCCAGCGTGGCTATTAGGTCAAGACCCAGCACTAAAGGTTATTGCCGCCACTCACACAACAGAGTTTAGTCAGAGGTTTGGACGAAAGGTCAGAAACCTTATTGACTCAGAATCTTTTAAAGATGTGTTCCCAGACGTGACGTTGAGGGCTGACTCGAAAGCCGCCGGCAGATGGGACACGAATGGCGGAGGAGAGTACTTCGCCATTGGCGTGGGTGGAGCTATGACTGGTCGAGGAGCCGATTTGCTCATTATTGATGACCCCCACTCAGAAGCGGCGGGTATCAACCCAACACCTGAGTATTTTGACGGTGTTTACGAGTGGTACAGCTCCGGCCCACGCCAGAGATTACAGCCCGGAGGGGCTATTGTGATAGTAATGACCCGTTGGAACCAATTGGATCTAACGGCTCAGATAACAAGAACGAATACAGAAAGAGAAGGTTCCGATAAGTGGGAAGTGATTGAACTTCCAGCTCTTTATGAAGACGGAACACCTCTTTGGCCTGAGTTTTGGCCTAAAAAAGAACTTGATGCGCTTAAAGCGGAACTCCCATTGGGGAAATGGTTAGCTCAATATCAGCAAACACCGACAGCCGAAGAAGGCGCATTAATAAAAAGGGAATACTGGAAAGAGTGGGGAAGCATTAAACCCCCTCAATGTAATTTTATAATTCAATCGATAGATACCGCCCACACCACGAATGCAAGGTCGGACTATTCTGCAATCACAACGTGGGGGGTCTTTAATCATCCAAATGAGGCTGGTGACAATGTTCCGCAAATTATACTCTTGGATTCTGTCAATGAAAAATTGGAGTTTCCAGACCTTAAAAGAAGGACTTACGAGCTTTATTCTCAGTTTGAGCCTGATGCTTTTCTTATCGAAGCTAAAGCGGCNGGTCTCCCTCTTATTCAAGAGCTTAGAAGCATTGGTATTCCCGTGGTGGATTATACCCCTTCTCGCGGACAAGATAAGCTCTCTAGGGTCAATGCTGTCTCGGATATCTTTTCGTCGGGCTTGGTCTGGCATCCGCCAACGCGGTGGGCGGAACAAGTCATAGAGCAATGTGCTTCGTTCCCAAACGGGCAACATGATGACCTCGTTGACTGCACAACACTCGCTTTAATGCGATTTCGACAGGGTGGTTTTTTAAGACTCCCAAGCGATTGGGAGGATGAGGAACCTCATTGGTACAAAAAATCACGTTCTTATTACTAGGTAACAAATGGCAAAATCCCCCGCATGGCAAAGAAAGGCTGGAAAGAACCCCAAAGGTGGTCTGAATGCAAAAGGTCGTGCCTCTGCGAAAAAGCAAGGGATGAACCTGAAGCCACCTGCTCCTAAGCCCAAAACGAAGAAAGATGCGGGAAGAAAAGCAAGTTTTTGCGCAAGAATGAGCGGAATGAAGAAGAAATTAACGTCAAAGAAAACAGCTAACGACCCAAACAGTCGTATTAATAAATCATTAAGAGCTTGGAAGTGTTGAAATGAGTTTATATAAAAATATCGCAAAAAAGAAAGCCAGAATTAAAGCTGGAAGTGGCGAAAAGATGCGAAAACCCGGAACGAAGGGTGCGCCAAAGGCAAAAAACTTTATAGATGCAGCAAAAACAGCAAAAAAACCTAAAAAGAAGGTAAAAAAGATGTCTTACGGCGGTAAAGTCAAGAAGATGTACTAATGGCGGTCGAAAAGTCTCTCGAACAACAAATAGTTGACGGCGACGAGTCACTAGAAGCAATGAACGTGACAGTTGATGCTCCCAGCATTGTAACTATTGACGGGTCAAACGTTACGGAGGCAGAGGATGGTAGTGTCGAAGTAGATTTTAGTAACGGAGAAAAATCTTCATCTGACGTATTTAGCGATAATTTGGCTGAATTTATGGATGAAGAAGACCTTGATTTGTTAAGTTCTGACTTAATGGCTCTTTTTGATGACGATAGAGCCTCCAGAAATGAGTGGGAAACTACATATATTAATGGATTAGAGCTTTTAGGTATCTCAGGAGAAGAGAGAACTGTTCCCTTTGAGGGAGCGTGTGGCGTTACTCACCCCATTTTATCTGAGGCAACAATAAGATTTGTGTCTCAGTCCATGATGGAAATATTCCCGTCTGGCGGCCCAGTTAAAACAAAAACCGTTGGAACAACATCTGATGAAAGGGTGGAACAAGCACAAAGAGTTCAGGATTATATGAACTACCTCCTTGTCGAGGAGATGCCAGAGTATCGTTCTGAAACAGAACAGCTTCTATTCCACTTATCATTAGCTGGTTCGGCATTTAGAAAAGTGTACTACGATCCATCACTTCAAAGACCTGCAAGTGTTTTTGTACCAGCGGAAGACTTCGTTGCGAGTTATGCTACGACAGACCTTGTAACTTCTCCAAGACACACACATGTCATGAAGAAATCTTATAATTTTGTCAGAAAGCTTCAAGTATCTGGCTTCTATCGTGATATTGACTTAACTGAATCTGCTGGAGGTGGAGAAAGTGTCCAAACAAAATACAACGAACTTAGCGGTGTTGCCGAAATCAACGAGTCCGATCTTAGAACAATCCTCGAAATGCACGTTGAGCTTGAACTCGACGGATTCCCAGACACCGACGAAAGCGGAGAAGAAACAGGGATCGCCCTCCCGTATGTCATCACCATCGATAAAGACTCAAATACCGTCCTTTCAATTCGGCGGAATTATACACAGGACGACCCACTAAAAAGAGCTTCACAGCACTTTGTTCATTATAAGTTTCAGCCCGGATTGGGTTTCTACGGCTTTGGTCTAATTCACTTAATTGGATCAATAGCTAAATCATCAACTTCAATATTAAGGCAATTAATTGATGCTGGGACACTTGCTAATTTACCTGCGGGATTCAAAGCCAGAGGTTTACGGATCAAAGGGGACGATACACCGATTGCTCCGGGGGAGTTTCGAGATATTGATCTTCCCTCTGGTGCTATCCGCGATAACATTATGCCTCTACCCTTTAAAGATCCTTCTGCTACTCTTGCACAGTTGCTTGGCGTTCTTGTTGAAGAGGGTCGAAGGTTTGCATCGATTGCTGACCTTAATATTGGTGAAGGCAATCAAGAAGCTCCAGTAGGAACCACTCTTGCGCTTATAGAGAGATCAATGAAGGTTATGTCGGCTATTCACGCCAGACTGCATTCAGCCCTTAAAAGAGAACTCGCCTTACTATCGGATCTTATATCGGCATCAACAGACAAGTATCCCTACGATTCCGAAGGCAACCCTGCCGAGGATTTTGACGGGAAAGTAGATATAATCCCAGTCAGTGACCCAAACGCTACAAGTTTTGCTCAACGAATGATGCAACAGCAAGCGGCAATGCAAACATCTCAGCAAGCCCCTCAGCTTTATGACATGAGAGAGCTTCACAAGCGGTTTCTAGAAACGGCTGGGGTTGATGATGTCGATAAGATTATCCCAGACAAGACAGAAATACCCGCCTATGATCCTGTTACAGAAAATGCACGAATGATGGCGGGTGGACCAGTTAAGGTTCACGCATATCAAGACCACGAAAGTCACATTTCAGCTCATATGAGTTTAATGCAAAGCCCAGACATGGCTCAGAATCCTATGGCAAAAATGATTCAAGGAGCTGTGTCAGCCCATATTTCAGAACATATGGCGCATAAATATAGAAATGAAGCTGAACAAATGATGGGGACAGCTCTACCACCATTAGAAGATAAAGATAAAAAGGGAATGCCTCCAGAGATGGAAGCTCAAATCTCACGAGCGGCGGCTCAAGCGGCGGCACAAATTACTGGTAAAGCACAACAAAAAGCCGTTCTTGAACAGCAAATGGCGGCGGCTCAAGATCCTGTGATACAACAACAGCAAGCAGAACTCCAAATTAAACAAGCTCAAATTGCACAAGATAAAGCTGAGTCTGAACTTGAAGCAAAAACAGATTTACAGAAGACCAAGATGCGAAACGATCTTGAGGAGAAGCGAATGCTTCAGCAGAAGATTATAGCAGAGAAGAAGATGCAAGTAGATCTAGAAAAAAGTAAGAGTAAAAATTGATAACACCAGATGCTATGAATTTTGCCGAAACATTGAGAAATGAAATACGGCGAATAATGAATGAGCTGACTGACAGAGTTGCTTTAGGGCAAGCTGACAGTTTTGATCAGTACCAACGAATGGTAGGACAAATTGAAGGTCTTGCCGTCGCAGAGAGGGAACTTCTTTCCCTTTCGAAACAAGCAGACGAAGATTAGTTCGTCGCGGGGGCCAGCTACCCATAACAGTTGCTTATAGGAGAATACATATGAGCGGATCGGTATATTCTACCGCAGAGATTGACTTACCAGAAAATCTCCCAGTGCCTACAGGTTACCACATTCTAGTGGTTCATCCCAAGGTCAATGAAACAACGTCAGGTGGGCTATTTCTCCCGCCAGATATAAAAAAGGCAGAAGATATAGCAAGTATCGTCTGTCGAGTAGTTACAATAGGAAAAGATGCCTACCCAGATACAGACCCAAGGTTCAGTGATGGTCCTTGGTGCGTCGAAGGGGATTGGGTTTTACTATCAAAGTATACTGGACACAGGTTTGAATACGAGGGTGTTGAGCTTCGTATAATTAACGATGACAGCGTTATGGCTGTTATAGGAGATCCAACCAGAGTGTCGAGGGCTACAGCATGATAGATGAAGATTTAAAAGAGGACGACGTAGAGATTGATATTGTTGAAGAATCTGAAGGCGACAATGCTCCCGTACAGGAGAGTGAAGCCGAAGATTCCCAGAGTAGTCAACCTGACGAAACTCCATTTGAGACTGAGGAAGAAGATAAAAAGCCCCGTGGTACAAAATTCCAGAAGAGGATCGATGACTTAACGCATAAACAGCGAGAAGCAGAGCGTCAAAGGGATGAATACTACAATGTTGCAAAAGCTCAGATGGAAGAAAATAAAAGGCTTAGAGAGCAAGCTTCTCAATTTGGCCAGCTTGGGTCATCTGAGAT